TAAGGGTAATAACAAATAATAAAGGAGGCGACATGCCACAAGATATAACAGAAAACAACAACGTACCAATGGCAATGATAACAGCAGACATTGACTCAAATGATGCTAGGACTATCATGCTCATGGTTCAACTCTTTGCAGGCAAGAAAGATGGAACAGCGACTGCTCAACAAAAGCATGATATAGAAACCATTGAGCATTTAGTAGGTACTGGCGATCCAGAACGATTGACCAATGCCAACTGATAGAGGTATCTGTTTGATTCATCTACCGCGTTCAGTGGTAGATGAATTGTTCCTTGTCCATGATCATCAAGTATCTATGCAACAAAGAGGAATCGCGCCTTATGGTAGAGATCAATCAATGCAGAAAGCATGGAATCACATGAGCACTAATAGAGGCATACCAAACCTATTAAGATTGCCTACTAATACCAATCGGCGGCCCAGACAAGCTAGCATAAGGGGGGGGTTAGTACCTTTGCAATTAGACAAACTTGTACTAATTGAATATACAAAGGGGCTAACCCCCCCCTTATGCTAGCTTGTCTACTATCTTCTAAAGAGAAGAGAACAGACGGGTACAGAATATCCAGAAAATTTGACATTTTATCTGCCCCCTTATATAACAAAAAGGGTCTAGGAGTCCCTGGTCGAAGGAAAAATTTTATATGAAAAAAATACATGAAAAAAAATTATATGAAAAAAAATTTTTAAACATTGACTTGGAGCGCTTAGCAGAGCAATACCCTGATGCGACGAAAGAATTAATTGAGCTAACAGAGGCACTAAACACCAAACAACTCCAACGCAATGGTGCAGAAAGCTTCCTGACATACGTCAAACACATGTGGCCTGATTTTATTGAAGGGCGACACCATCAGATTTTTGCTGAAAAGCTCGAACGAGTTGCACGCGGAGACTTGAAAAGGCTTATTATTAATATGCCGCCAAGACACACCAAGAGTGAATTTGCCAGCACCTACTTTCCCTCCTGGGTTCTTGGCAAAAATCCAAAACTCAAAGTCATGCAAATTACCCATACTGCTGAACTGGCCTTCCGTTTTGGTCGACGCGTCAGAGATATTATTGACTCTTCCAAATACCAAGGGGTTTTTCCGGGCGTGGCCCTCAAAGCCGACTCAAAAAGTGCCGGACGGTGGGAAACCAACGCTGGCGGGGAAGCGTTTTATTCAGGTATTGGCGGAGCGGTAACTGGTCGTGGTGCGGATCTTTTAGTCCTCGATGACATTCACAGTGAACAAGACGCCTTATCGCCCACGGCACTGGATAATGCCTGGGAATATTATTCTTCTGGCCCGCGTCAAAGACTACAACCAGGAGGAGCGATTGTTATTGTGATGACACGATGGAGCACCAAGGACTTAACCGGAAGATTACTGAGTAAACAGAGCCAAGAACACGCCGATCAGTGGGAAGTGGTGGAATTTCCTGCTGTTTTCCCCGATTCCGGTAAAGCCTTATGGCCGGAATATTGGAAGCTCGAAGAGCTGGAAGGGGTAAAAGCCTCTATTCCCGTGTCCAAATGGGAAGCCCAGTGGATGCAGAACCCGACTTCGGAAGAAGGGGCGATACTAAAAAGAGAGTGGTGGAAAAAATGGACTAAAAAAGAGGTGCCGGAAATGCACTTTGTCATCCAAAGCTACGACACCGCGTTTTCCAAAAAAGAAACAGCTGACTTTTCTGCTATTACTACTTGGTGCGTGTTTCAACCCGAAGAAGGGTCTTCGCGACCGGCACTGTTGCTACTGGACGTTAAAAAAGGGCGGTGGGATTTTCCTGAGCTCAAAAGAGAAGCTGTTGAGCAGTACAAATATTGGGATCCTGACACCATTATCATTGAAGCCAAAGCCTCTGGGATGCCACTAACCGATGAACTACGGCAAGCGGGGATTCCCGTAGTAAATTATTCCCCAGGTAAAGGGCAAGATAAAATTGCACGGGTAAACTCGGTTGCACCGATTTTGGAAGCCGGCATGGTGTATGTTCCTGAAACCCGTTGGGCAGAAGAACTGGTCGAAGAATGTGCTGCATTTCCTTTCGGAGAACATGATGATCTGGTAGACTCAACTACACAGGCTCTGTTGCGTTATCGACAGGGAGGCTTTATTGGGTTAGAATCAGATTATGATATGCAGGACAATAATCCGCGCAGAATCAAAGAATATTACTAGGAGAAAACAGTGAAAGCTAAAAAAGGTGAAGTCATCAAGGACCAAGGATTTGTTCCTTATGCAAAAACTAAAAAGGTAGCTACTAGCAAAGGACCAAAACCAGGTGCGGGCAAAGGTAAATCAAGAGGTGGAGGCGCGGCACTACGCGGCATTAAGTTTACCGGCGTTTATTAGAGAATAATCATGGCAATGATTGGCGGAAATAAACCGACGAACATAGATCGAATCTCTGACCTAATCGACTTAGACGTCGAGGACGGACAAACGGTCGAGATCGAAGAACCTTTGACCATGGACAATGGTGCTGCGGTTTCCTTTGCAGAAGACGGTTCGGCAGATGTTAATTTTGGTCCAGAAGAAATGGAGGATATGCAAGACATTCCATTTGACGCCAACTTAGCAGATTACATAGATGATTCAGAGCTTGGTCTAATAGCTAGCGACCTAATGGGCGACTTTGAAGAAGACCACTCCAGTCGTCAAGAATGGGAACAAACCTATGTTGAAGGACTTGACCTACTCGGTTTCAAATATGAAGACCGAGAACGTCCGTTTCCCGGAGCAAGTGGCGTTACCCACCCCCTCCTTGCAGAATCAGTTACTCAATTCCAAGCCCAAGCGTTTAAAGAGCTGCTGCCAGCAAAAGGACCGGTAAAAACCAAAATAATGGGTCTTGAAAACCCTGAAAGTGAGGCTCAAGCACGACGCGTGCAAGAGTTTATGAACTACCAAATTACCTCGGTAATGCAGGAATATACCCCTGAAATGGACCAATTACTGTTTTATTTGCCCCTAGCAGGGTCCGCTTTTAAGAAAGTCTATTTTGATCCGAGTAAACAACGAGCTGTAAGCACTTTTGTACCCACTGAAGATTTAGTAATCCCGTACACAGCCAGTGACATTGAAACGTGCGAAAGAGTGACTCATGTTGTAAAAATGACATATAACGAAGTGCGTACTCAACAAGTGGCCGGTTTCTATCGAGACATTCCACTAGACCCCAGTGAAACAAATATTACCGGCAAACCAAAAGACAAAGTAAACGAGCTTGAAGGACTAACTACAAGCTCCAATGAAATGATGTATGAGCTCTTAGAGTTTCATGTGTCCATGGACATACCTGGTTTTGAAGACCCCGATGGTTTTCATCTCCCTTATATAATCACCGTTGATCGAACTTCAAATCAGGTATTAGCGATCCGTAGAAATTACAGTCCGAACGATCCACTGAAAACAAAAATTCAATATTTCGTTCATTATAAATTTCTCCCTGGTTTGGGTTTCTATGGGTTCGGCTTAATTCATATGATCGGCGGTTTATCAAGAACCGCAACCGCAGCACTAAGACAATTAATCGACGCTGGAACCCTTGCTAACCTACCCGCTGGTTTTAAAGCCAGAGGACTAAGAATCAGGGATGATGAAACTCCAATAGAACCAGGTGAGTTTCGTGATGTCGATGCACCAGGCGGAGCTCTTCGAGATTCTTTAATACCTTTACCGTATAAAGAACCCTCACAAACCCTGCTTGCTTTGATGGGTTCTTGTGTTGAAGCGGGACAAAGATTTGCTTCCCTTGCTAATTTACAAATTGGCGAAGGCAACCAAGAAATGCCAGTTGGTACCACCATGGCACTTTTGGAACAAGGCACAAGAGTTATGTCCGCGGTCCATAAACGACTGCACTATGCACAAAAAACAGAGTTTAAAATACTAGCTAGACTGTTTTCAGAGTTTTTACCACCTGAGTATCCTTATCAAGTAGTTGGCGGCGATCAAATGATTAAACAAGCCGATTTTGACGGTCGCGTTGATGTGCTTCCCGTATCGGATCCAAACTTCTTCTCAATGAGCCAAAGAATTACATTGGCACAACAAGAACTGCAATTAGTACAAAGCAATCCAGAAATACATAATATTAAAGAGTCCTATCGCCGCATGTACGAAGCGCTAGGCTCAGAAAACATTGACGCATTATTCATCCCTGATCCACCACCTCCCGCTCCTGTGGACCCCGCGCAAGAAAACGGCGCGGCACTAATGGGTGCTCCTGCTACAGCGTTTCCTGAACAGGAACATATGACGCATATTGAGGCGCACCTAACCCTATTAGAAAGTCCTGTGGCCATGATGAATCCGGCAACGGTTCCATCTTTGGTTTCACACATCTTTCAGCACATATCACTAGAGGCACAAAACATTGCCGACCAACAAATGCCGGAACAACAAGCCCTGCCACCAGGAGCAAATGGCATGATGCCTCCGCAAATGCAAGAAGGTGGACCAGTGCCACCTGGAATGCCTCCGGGCGGACCTCCGGGAATGCCTCCGGGCGGACCTCCACCTCCACCTAACCCAGAAAAAGAAGCGCTCAAGGCACAAGTGGAACTACAATTAATGGAAACAGTGATGCCTGCTCTTGAAGAGATCTTGACACCACCTGATGATGGAGTGGTACAATTGAAAGCACAAGAGTTGCAGATCAGAGAGCAAGAAAATCAAGACGATAAAGAAATCGCCGAGAAGAAGCTTGCTTTAGACAAAGCAAAACTTAAACAGAAGGACCAATCAGAAGAAGAAAAGCTAAAATCTCAAGAAGACATAGCGGTTCTGAAGCTGAAAATGGAAGAAGAAAAGATAGGCTCTCAAGAAGACATGGCGGTACTTAAAGCTAATGTTGAAAGAGAGCGCATAGCTAAAGACAAGAAAGAGGACAAGAAACGTGGCAAGTAGATTCATGGGAAGCAAAAAGAAGAGGCCAGGTCCAGGCATTATGTCTATGTTTTCTAAAAATAAAGCAAGACCACCCAAACCGGTAATGCGTCCTCCTATGATGGGGCCAAGCGACAAACCTGTGCAAGGAAGAGGCATGGCTCCTCCACCCCCTCCTCCTATGAAAGGAATGGGAATTATTGCTGATCCAAGACCTCCAGTTAAACCACCAAGACAACCTATTACTCCACCCCCTCCTGCTCCACCTCCTATGCCTATGGCTCCTAAGGCAGTAGAAAAAATAAAACAGATGGTTCCTTCGTTGCCTCCTGAAATAATAAAACAAGTAATGCCTTCGTTACCTCCTGAAGCAATACAAGAAGTGGTCCCTAAAATTCCACCACAAGTAATAAAACAAGTAATACCTTCGTTACCTCCTGAAACAAT